CTCATTTGCAAGGCGATCTGACGCTTCTTTGGCCCTACGCTCTTCGTGGTACTCCCATTTCAGCTTTTTTATGCGTTTTTGGGCGCGATTTCCCAATTGTGCAAGTTCTGCGTCCGATGCAGAGCCATCATCATCGGCCACTGCCTCCGAAGGAGCCCTTTGGTCCTCTACTGGGCGGTCATCCACGACTTCGACCTTAACCTCACCGTCAGTACCCGTATCTGCGTCCGCAGGAGGCTCAATCGTGGTTCTAACGCCCAAAAACTTGTCTTCTTTGCTCATCCTTCCGATTTCATCACTCATTTTAGGCTCTCTCCACCCCTCTGGGGTCTTCTACGACCGCTTCTACGGTGTCATCGTTGATCAAACGGAACTCTCTGCCATGAATTTTGATTCTGGTGCCCGAAAAAGCGCGAAAAACGACCCAATCACCCACCTGACAGTACGGCCCATTGGGAAATCGGGCATAATTCACGTAGGCATCTGGTCCCATGGACATAACCCACCCCACAACGGTGGCAATGGACTCCTGATGTTGGGATTCAGCAGACTTGATAATGCCACCTTCGGTGGTTTCCTCTATTTCTGGGAGTGCAATTAAGAGTTTGTAGCCCTTTGGCTCCGGTAATTGCGATGCATAACGTGGATCTTGTTCTTCAACAACTTCTGCTGCGAGCGTAGCCACTTGGACCTCTCGTTTTTTGCGCCTATAAGGCGATTGATTGGTATAACCACATGGTACTAACGTGAATAAGACTAAAACTCTCTAAGTCGATCCTCTATATCCAAAATATCCCGTTCAGCCCGCGCCAATCCTTCGATGATACCGCACATCTTACGATATTCTTCAATGTTTTGTGCCGAACCAATGGAAACCGAATCGGCTATCTCGTTCATCTGATCCCTCAATTTCTTTTTAAGCAACGAGAGAACATCATCGCTGTCACTCATCCTTCTTTTTCTCCGACATCTGCAAGCCAAACTTCACGCCTTCAGCTTCTTGTTCGGCGTCAAACCTTTCTTGTTCCAACCTGAGTTTCACGGCATCAGATTCCTGTTCGGCCTTGAACTTTTCTTGCTCCAATCCAACCTTAACGCCTTCAACCTCTTGTTCAGCATCAAACTGTTCTTGATCAATCTGAGATTTAAGTAACATTTCCTGGCGTTCTTGTTCCAGCGCAGCGGCATCGGAACGTTCTTTGGAGGCGATCTTCTCGCGCTCAATCTGATTCTTCTCCTGACCCGCTTGCTGTGTGGCCGCAAGCTTCTGCTGCTCCAACTGCGATTTAGCTTGATCCGCTTGCGCTCGACGCTGGACATCCTGTTGTCTGATCTGTAGTTCCTTCTCACGCTGCTGCACGATAGGATCTTTTTGCGTCTGCGCGTCCTTCTCCGCTTTCGCCTTAGCCTTCTTCTTGCCCAACATCTGGTCAGCCGCGTCGGCAACCAACGTACTAAGCCGCTTCTCGACATCGTTCGGCAACGGCTGGTTCGCCGGGGGAAGCGGAACACCAAGCTCTTCTTCGATTTGATCGCGGAAGATGAATGCCAAGTGTTCTCGGATATGGGCATCTAGAGCAGAATTAATCGCACTGCCCATTTGGTTGTTCTTCATCTGTTCCTTAATCTGCGGATCATTCTTGAGCACCATATGCACCCTCATGTGTGCTTCATGGTCTTGGTACTCAAACGCCTTGACGGGCTTCAGCGTGAGAATGTCTTCGTTCTCGCTGACCGGGTCCGTGGGATGAGCTTCATCCGGTTTCGGAACGATCTTGTCCGCGTTCGGGATGCCGATCAAATCCATCATCTCGCGATGGAGGAGCGGCATGTCATACAAACCGGGCGATTGTTGTGCCAACTGCATGGCCGCTTGGTATTGCATGATTCGTTGAGCCATCGTCGCAGCATTGGGGTCCGAAACGGGGACAACGTCGATGCGGTCATCGAAATCTTGAACCTTGATCCCCTCTCCCTCTTCGGTTTCATAAGGATAATCCGGTGACGTATAGTCGCGGATGATCCCAACGAGGATTTTATATTCCTGTTTGAGACTCGCATGGATACGAGCCTGGATAGCAGACTGCACTTTCATCGCTCTTTCAAGGATGGCAAGTGTCGTACCGACAGGTGCCTCCTGATTCATGTCGGCTACTTTAAGGTCCGCCATGGACGCAAAGCGCCGACCTTCTTCCACAATGTTGCCCAATAACTGATAAAGGACCGAAGAAGGCTCTTTATAAGGAAGGAAAGTGATATTGTCTCTAATAACGCCGCCCGGAACATCAACGTCTCTGAACTCTCCGGGCATGATCGGCGTGTCGTCTCCTTTGATTCTGAGTCCACGGGTCTTCAGCCCTCCAGGCAGATTTGAGAGAGTGCCCGCATCGACCAACTGCCGAAGCAGGCTGGTAGCCGACTTGGCGAGGCCACCGATCATGTGGATCAGTCCCAGATTATAGAATCCAATGCCGGGAACATATCCGTAATGAACGAAATGTTGTTTCTTGATCCTGTGTGGATCTTCTTCCGCCCAGTTCCTGTAAATCGATAGAACCGTGGAACTGCTTTTGTCGATGGTGATGACATAAGGCAATGCCACTCCATCGGGATCTTCAAATCCCGGTATGTCTATGTCACAATGCATTTCAAGAAGCTGATGCCGTTCGTTGTTATCCCACGAAGGGCTAACGCCACCGATCTCATTGAATTTGCTTGTGATTGGATTTTCTTCGATATACGATGTCGTCAATTCAACATCACGATAGAACCCACTCACCTGAAGCTTTCTCACCTGATTCGTGCTTCGGTTCATGACATGGGTATAACGCTCTGCTTGCTCTAGTTCGGATTCGTTGTACGACACGACGAAATCTTCTGCCGGAACAAACATCGAAGTCGGTCTGCCCAACGAAGGATCAAAATAGATTTTGCGGAACGCTGATCCGGCAAGCGGCAGACTGAACAGCAGCTTTTCGGTTTCAGACCGATATTCGGTCATCACTTCGATAAGCTGATAGTTCATGTAATTTTGAACACGCTGCGCTTGCTTCTCGCGGTCATCGGTCAGAACACCCCAAATCTGTGTTTTAACCGGACCCTTGGCTGGCATGATTTCTTGGATCGTCTGTGCCTGGAATCGCACGACGGATTCGGAGAGCATCGGATGGAACACGCCGCAAGCTCCAGCCCACGGGGTGGTACGGTCCTCAATTTCCAAGCCTAGCTGATCAAGGCCCTCTTTGTAGGTGGACTCCCAATCAGAACGACTGCTCTTATCGGAATCAAACATTGATATGCAATCGTTTGCCAATGTACGAAGCTCTTTGTCATCGACATACTCAGCGAGATTGGAATCGAACTCTTCGGTCCCGGCACCCATGAGATCTGCCATAGGATCAAAATCGATTTCAACACCACCATCTTCTAGTTCGGTGACAAGAGAGTCGCCAATAGGCATCTCCTCTTCCGCCACGAGAAGCCCTTCTGGACCCATCTCGAAATCGTCTTGGTCAAGTAACCCACCAAGGGGTTTGTCTATCGCCATTTAATCACTCTGTTGGAGTGCCATGAGTCTAGCATGGTCAAACGAGCTTTCCAAGATCGTCCGCAACCTTATGCAAAGTAGCAACGGTATGCGTAATCACTGGCGGTGCCTTGTCGGAAATACCCAATGTCAGCCCCTCAGTCAAACCTTTGGAGAACTGCTTATCGCTTTCGGTGGGCTTATCCAGATTCTCTACTGTTTTCGGATTGATGACCAAATCGGTGCCAAACGCCACATGCGGAATCACACCACAGGTCGATAACTTCATGTGGATGTTGCCTTCCTTGTCGTACCAGACACCCGCATCCACACTCACCCCGTCGCCCGGCCCACCTTCCGGTCCAGCCCATACCGTCGCCTGATTACCATCCGGGTTGACGTAATGCCATTTCATCACGTCCGATACGGTAACACCAATATGGGCACTGACCTTGACTTCGATGCCCCTGCCGTCATGTAAATCGACGGAACCGGACACGCCCTGTTGCTCGTTGACGGTTTCGACATCGCAGATATGGTCGAAATTCCATTTGTCGGTGCGCGACCACTTGTCTCCGACTTCCTTCTTGAAATAGAAATTGCCGTTTTTGTCCGCGTAGAATACATCCGCATCGGAACTATTACTGACGTAATAACCGGGAGGAACTTTCTGTCCTGTCATAACGAATCCACAAAATCCCTATGTTTTTCCTGCTGTAATACATTGTATCGTTCCCACCGATCATAGGATTTATCCGCCAGCTTCATCCACTCTGCGTATGGCATAGGGCCGTCAGCACCAGAAATTGCGTCGAGAGCCAGCAGTATTACCTTCTTCGCACAAGCGTGGCTGCAAACAACGATATCCTCCTGCCCCATCCACAGGCCACCGACTTCTGTCTGCTCGCCACAGAGACTACAGGTAGGAGTCTCGCCCGCAACCGCTAGGATGTCGTGCTGTAGATAGCTAATAGTAATCCGCCTTGCGATTAGGCACCGATTCGGGCAATCTGATCAGAAATCCCGGTGTGCCGTCACCTACCCACGCGCCTAACTGATTGTATTCGTAGAATTCGATAGCCTCTTCATAGGTGCAGCCATCATCCACAAGTTTTCCCAGAACCTTCTCCTTGTCATACAGGACGATGGATTCCATGCCGAATCTTTCCAAAATGCCGATTACACAATCATTTTAACCGTCCATCACCAAAGCATCCTCGACACCGATATCCAAAAGCTGCTCAGATAAGTTTTCTGTTTTCATGCTATACGATAAATCAATCCATCGTTGTTTCAAAGTGGAGCAGGATCTTTTCGGCATCACCACGAACCAAATCGGCAGATGGATATTTGCCCTTCAACATAAATCGTTGAGCAGTCAAAAGAAGCTGACCGTACATCTTGAGCTTATCGGATGGAGCCATATGCTTCAAGCGTTTATCCATATCCTGAGTCTTTCCCGTTTTTCCGTATTTGCCACGATCTAGATAATGCTCAGACATTTTTTTTCGGAAATAGCGACCATCAGTCGGACATTTCCAGATTGCCCTGGACACCGGCATCTGCGCTTCCGCGAGCCGACCATATTTTGATCGTGATTTTGGTGTCGCCAAAATTTGTCGGTATCGAATAGCTGACCGAAGTGCCAGTAGGCACATCATCATATTCTTTTTTGTACTCAGGCGAGATGTTCGATTCGACTTTGACGTTCCAAGTCGCGGCAGTGCCGTCTACAAACGTGTCAGGAGATGTTACCATGCCCGTCGCCTCGACATGCGAGCCCACGGTAGCGTAACTGTTCGATTTCTCCCATTCACCGCTGGAATTCAAGGTGAAGCCCATCGTTTCGCTGTCACCAAGCATTTTAGTGCGAAGCACCATGCGGGAATAGGATTCTCTCATTGTTTGTACCCGGTTATTAGTAATAATCCGCCTTGCGACCAGGCAGCAGATCATTCCATGGGTCGTCGCTGTCCAGACTTATGAAGCCGCCCTGTCTGAACCTGATCAACGCCTGTGTCGAGGAATCTACCAGATCATCATGATCGCCAAACGGGAAAGATGCAAATTGCTCTATCACTTCTTCGGCCCAACGGGTTTTCGGAGCGTAGACGTGCCCACTGAAAAAGAGGTCTGATACCGCGTTTACCCTGGCAACTTTATCCTTACCCCTGCCCGGTGTGTATTCGGCAACGGGAATCCCTATCCTGCGAAGCTCGAAGATCAACGGGCTACCCGCTGCTTTCGCTTCCACGATAAAAGCGTCGGGCTTGTATTCCTTGTACATCTCATACGCACGAATTTTCAGGTCGGGAAATTCCAGACGTTCTTGGAGCGCGTCGAGAAGAACGATCTTGACCTCACGGTCTTCGGTATGGAATACCCCCCACGTCGTGCAAGCACTGTAATCGGCGGTCTCTTTCGCAAGGAACGCCGTGTCCCATGACTGTATCACGAATTCGCAATGTGGTGGTTTCTTCTCTTTCCATTCTTTCCACCATTCGCGTTTGATGATCGCGCCTTCTTCCGAAGTCGGATCTTGCTGATACTGAGCACTCCACTTCGAGACCGGGAGTTCCGCCCTGAGAGATTCAAGTTGCTCTAACGGCCAAAAGCCGGGCCACAACGGTTTGCCGCTAGGAAGGATCGCTGGCAGTTCGATGATCTCCCATTCGTCGGCACCACCCCTTTGGATGGAAGCCTTGAGAATCTGACCCGTCAGATCCTTTTTCGACCAACGGGTCATCACCAAACAAATCGCGCCACCCGGTTGTAGACGCTGGCGTGGACCGGACGTGTACCACTCATACGTTTTGTTGTAGACATCGGGATCGTTCAATGCCGCTTCCTGCTCTGAGTGCGGGTCATCGACTATCAGGATGTCCGCGCCCTTACCCGTAACGGCACCACCAACTCCGATAGCGAAATAGTCGCCACCTTTGTTCGTGTTCCAACGTCCCGCAGCTTTCGAGTCCACACTCAGTGCAACATTGGGAAACATCGTTGAATATTCGGGAGAGCCCACGAGGTTACGAACCTTGCGGCCAAAGCCAACGGCTAATTCCGCAGTATGAGCCGTTTGGATAACCTTGCGATCAGGAAACTTGCCTAGATACCAAGCAGGGAACAAATGAGATGCGAATTCGGATTTGGTATGGCGTGGAGGCATGTTGATGATCAAACGCTTCAACTCGCCGCTCGCGATACGATTGAACGCATCTGCCATCACACGATGATGATTGCCCTCTATGAACGCGGGCCACGCTTCCCTCACGAATGCCAGGAAGTCTTTGTTTGCTTCTTGCCTGATACGAGCATCGGATAACTCGTCAAGCAACCCAAGGATCTCATGCTGCCTGTCGGGAGGCAATGAGCCGATCTGACTTTGTATCGTGGCAATATCCATTTTCAAAAATTATATAAAAATTCTGTACAAGAAAAGGGGAAGGCTTTATTTTAAGAAATTACCCCCCCCTATACTAGTACTAGTATATACCAGCTAGATTAATCCAGACCAGATATATACCAAAACAAAAAAACTTAGATTATACCAGCTAGATTAAACCAGCTAGATATAATCTAGAGCCGGAAAGATGAAGAAGATTTTGAAATTCTGTCATAGGATACGCAAAACCGTCTTTTCCCCCCGCGCCGGGGCGCGACGAAAAAAGGGGGGGTCGGGGGTACCCCATAAGTTTAGGTAAGCCTAAAAATAGGTTTAGGCGAGCCTTATCTGGCTCCCGAACAAATCCCGCAAGTCATGGTTGGACCCCTTAGCCATTTGTCAAGGGGTAGGCTGAAATCCGTACCGAACAAAACCCGAATGTTCTACACGCAACAATTCCGGTTTAGGGGTACAAAAGACCGATCACTTCTATTACCTTTACACTGTTGGTCTCGATATGGTCTTTCGCATCTTTCGCGAAAGATTGAAGTCAAGGACATTCGATGCGTCCAAAGTGGCGAATAGCGAATGACGCCAACAAGAACCAAGCTCACCATAGTGGATCGGGTCTCTTCTTATCTTTCAATAAAGATTCAAAGGGATTTGATTTATGGCTACAAAGACTAAAAAAGCCGCTTCAAAAGCGGTGAAGGCCCTTGAGGCAATCGGGGCACAAGTCAAGACCTTAGCAGTGCCACTGTTCAATGTGGTTACTACCAAAGGAAAAGCCGGAGCTAATCAGGCAACGTGGAACGCTCGCGTTCTAGACGTTGTCGTATGGGCGCTAGAGACAGGACACTCCTTAGCAGATGTCCACATTCACATGGGGCAGTTTCTAGCGTCGATGGTTAGAGACGTTGGGAGAGAAGCTGAATTAGGAGTGGAGGAGTTAAAGAACCTCCGCAAGCTGAGCGAAAATTCAATCTCTCAATTGTTCAAGCCACTGTGGGCTATCGCTCGCGTAGCTGAGGACCATTTAGAGAGTGTCCTCGCAGTAGCTACAGAAGAGGGTGCGACGTTCGCGAGTCTAGGTAGGTTCGCTAGACAACGTACGGACTCCTTGATGTTCGATGCTTCTAGGGGTTCGATCACTTGTCACCATAAGGTTGACGGTGTCGTACGTTCCTTCGCAGTGGCGCAAGCTTCCGAAAGTCGGAATTTGCACACTGAAGCGGTAGCGATGGCGGACGCAATCAAAGTGGATAACTCCGCTATGTGGTCCGCTGTCTATAGGCAATATCGCGAGGAGTTTCCTTGCGGGTTTCAGGACCGAAGGACACGAGCGGACGCTATGAAACAATCCGCTAGTATTGGTGAAGCGATTGAAGCGAAGTATTCGCAAGAAGAAATCGCCAAACTGATATCGTAAACTGAGGTCCGATCCACTTAGGTGAGCTAATACAATGAGGGACCGGGGCAACGCTGAGATAGCGGAAAACCACCCGGTCCCTTTTTTCTTTTCTTCTATTTTTTTTTCGCTGAAAAAATTACCAGTCAGTCAGTCAGTCAGTCAGTCAGTCAGTCACTACAGTAAGTCAGGGTCAAATCTGACTCTCTGTTTGTAGTCCGTGAGGGGCCGCCGTTCTTAATCTGCTAAAGCGGGCATCGGACCCGATGCGAACGGTCCAGGTGAAGTCATTTCACGGTACAGGTAGTCAGGGTCGAACCTGACTACCTGTTTTTAGTCAAGTATCTTTCACGAAAGATACGAGACAGTAGACAAGACAATGGTTTTCTGTGGGTGCTATCAGTCAAACAGTATCTCCAACTTCTCAGTCAACTCAGCTTCAATCTGACTGGGTGTGCGGCTCTCGACGACTACTGTGGTTGAGGAGTCAAACAATCCCGCTCCTTTACCTAGCAATTCCAAGGCACGTACTCGCGTCGAAGCGTTGTTATCTAGGTCGAGTGCTTCTTCTTTGAGACGCTCAAGTATCCAAGCTTGGCGGGTATGTTCGTGTGCTTTGGTAGCTGTCGAGTTGTTTGCTTTCAGCAAGTCAACTTGAATTTTGATGTGTTCTTGCTTCATAAGTTTATGCCCTTCAATGCTGATAGCGTTGTTGGACATATTCTTAGCGTTGTAGGCCAGGCGATAGGAAGCGGTGTAGTTCTTCCCTTCAGCCACGAAGCCACAGAACGCCGATTGTTTAGGGGTTAGGGGCAATCCCTTAGCCTTAGAAGTATCCATAGAGGTATCCTATTCCTTCCAACGTGGAGGTGATAATGCGCCTCAACATAGTGCCGAAAAAGCTGGCACTAATCAATCCCACAGCTTACAGGAAAGCACAGTTCGCTTGTACTTCTGACGGTAAACGCTGTCAGAAACGTGCTGACAAGATCATCGTCAGGTTCACGGATGAGTTATGGGATAGGTTCGGTGTCCGCTTTGTAGCGGGCTATGACCGGGACTCACGCAAGAACAGTAGGGCTAAGCGTGAGGGTCAGTTCATAGGTGAGTATACCCGCCGGATATCGAAAGGCGGTTACCATCATGGCTACAGTGCGATCAGGGACGTTACCGATGCCATTGCATGGCGTAGGTACGGTATAGCTGGAACGAACAAGTGAGATCCATCCTTAGTGAGGAGAAACCCCCATGAAGAGAAGCAAAAAGAAAGTATCGGCCAAGCGCAAAGCCAAGATGGCTTCAAGCTACTTGGATTCGGAAGGCAAACGCGATCCTAGCAAAAAGTCTAAATACAGTGTGAAGCGTTTCCGAGCCAAGCAAGGCAAGTTCTCATCAAATTCACCGTTCTTTCAAGGCTAGACTCAGCACGGACAGCGTATCTACTGGAAGATGGTTCAGCATGGATAGTAGAGTAGGTCAGTTTCTTTCACGAAAGAAAGGGAGGTTGCTGAATGTCATTTGTACCTAGTCGTGGTAATATGGATTTTGATGAGTGGTTCAAGGAGAAAGAAGCGTGGGATGCAGCGAATCGACAGCTACAGCCATACAAAAGATATATTGAAGATGCGTTGAAGCTACCGGGAGAAGACTGGCTGCATACGTTTGAGAATCTCACTCAAAAAGATCAGAGGGAGTTGATCGACCAAGCTAGAAAAGAGATGGCAATCTAAGGGAGAAGAATTAAATGTGGAGACTGAGATATCGGGACAGCATTCACCCCGAAGGTGTCTGGTCAGTGGAATGGTTTCGGACAGAAGCTGAGGCAGAGACATATGCCTTCGTTAATGACACTGACCCATATGAAGTGCGACATGTCGCGTGGCCCCCGAAGGGATACTACGACATTGTAGAAGGCGGTCCGGGTGACGAACTAACCAATGTTGTTGGTTTTATGAATCGTTGGGCTACTCACACCTTGCAGTAACAGGGAAAATTAAATGGCACACTCCAAGATCCAAGTACTGGAGAAGGATACACGATGGGGTTTCCCATGGGTGCGCTGTTGTGTTTGCTCGCATGAGTTCTATCACAATCCGATTGACGGGCCTCCCGAATGCAAGTGGTGTGAGGAGGGAGTGTTCAGTCAATATGGTGTTGTTCCACCTGAGAAGGAGGAGGGGTAGGCTATGCGTTGGAACCAGATGGACAGGAAGATCATGCTCATGTCGATGATGCAGATCCAGAGGGAGGCGGGCTCTACAATCTCTCGTATTCTAGATGTAGTCGTACCCGAAGAGCACATGGGTTACGCCAAGTTGGGACCAGAAGGTTGGGGGTGCGCCGAGTCTCCGGTAGGGCTCTGCGTCTACAACGGTATTGAGGATCGTGCAATGGATCAGTGCATCTTCTGCGGTTGGCCGGATGAGAGGAAGTAGATCAGTATCTTTCACGAAAGAAATAAGGGGGGATCATGGCACGAAATGAAGTAGCTGAAGATCTAATCGGGAAGCGCGTCCACAGCTTTGACTTCCCAGAGTCCACTCGTGATCTGGAAGGCGAACGTGCTTGCTATGTGACTGGCACCGTGACCGGAATCCTCAAGGCCGGTGACTTAGCTTCTGATGGCGAGACATCATTCGCAGATTGTGACCGCTATATCATCGTTGCTGATTCGCGAATCTTCGCAGGCAAACCGGAAGCCTTGGCCTGTGAAGGTCAAGAGTTCTTCCCGCCGCTCAACGGAACTATGACATCTATGGGCAATATTTGGAATTGCGTAGACGCAGTAGAGGGGGAAGTAAAACACTAACCGGAGGGATCGCCAATGAAACGATTGGTAAATGTTGAGGCAGTCACACTCTTCAGGCGTGACATGAAGATGCTCTGCCATGTCCCAGTACTGCACTTGCTTATGGTGCGGGATCGGAAGTTAGGAAGAGCATGGGCTCGCAAAGTTCTTGATAACTTCTGGAGAATATTTCCACCTGTCTTTTATGTGCGCCGGATAGTACGCCGGATGGTGCGGAATATACGAGAATATTTCCAGAGGAGGTGAGCAATATGTACTGGGCTTTAACAGAAGTTCTGCTGATAAGTATCATTGGTTTCCAATTTTTGATTCATGTAACGCTGTGGTGGTGGATGTACCAAGCGTTCTCGCGTGAGATTGGGGAACTGAAGGCCAAGATTGAACCCACGGAGTATGCCAATGATGAAGTATGATGAGTTCGGCCAACGCATGACCGACTGTTGTGGTGCGTTCGCCACGTTCGGGGATGACGTTACCATCCAGAACCTAGACTCAGTGAAGCTGACCTGTACATCATGCGGTCAGCATGTCAGCCAAGGTGAAGGTGATCAGACTGAGTTCTTGCCTGGAGTAACCCGTGAAGAGTGGATCGCTGACATGCTACTCTCCAAGCTGACCAACTAAGGAGATACTGACACATGAAGACAATTATCTTTTGGATCGTAGTCGGAGCTTTCATCGGATGGAATGTACCCCAACCAAGATATGCCAAGGCTATTCAGAAGTGGGTAGTGGGCAAGTTGAAGACACTTACTGGCAAGTTTCACAGATAGGTCAGTTTCTTTCACGAAAGAAGGGGGGAGTGATGTACGATCAAGATCTAGATTTTGTGTTGGTATGTGGCGTGCTTTTTTTCATATGCATGGTGCTATTCGGTATAACCGAATCCATTATGCGATCAGCCCACAAGCGCAGGAGGAGGTAACATGACACCATTACTCACATTCATCACCTTCGCACTCACGGGTAGCGTACTACTCCTGTTGGGTTGGACTCTGGGTTTTTCTTCTGGTCTCAAACGTGGATCTACGAGAGGAATATTCGGACAGCCTGCGCCTACACTGAAGTGTTCAAATAAGGATTTCGCGTCTTGGATGGAGGATGATGATGCGTAGAAATTGGGTAGTCGAACCCGGCTCAACTCCCGGCCACTTAAAGGTGGTTGGAACTTGTAGCGTTAGTGGAGAGGAACATTATATCGAAGTTCCTTCCGAAGGTTTCACTCGTTGGCAATCTGGTACGCTCATCCAAGTAGCGTTACCGAATCTTTCACTGGGTGATCGTGAGTTCCTCATCAGTGGGATAACGCCAGCCGCATGGGATCAAATCTTTAACTAAAAGGAGGAGGTGACAAAATGAGTTCGATGATGTTAGGCGACTGGAACGAGGCGGACCTGCTTTTGCCGGGCCAAGATAAACCGATACGGGTGGACGTTCACATTGATGACGAGTCCAATCCAAGGGATGGCGTTGTAGATATATGCATCTACCCCGTTGTCGAGGGCAACGGCCACGCAACTGACAGCAGTCACACGATCATGGTTCTGCACGTTGACATTAAAGAGGAGTAGATATGTTTACCACCGCATCGTTCACGTTGATTGACATGCTCGTCGCAATAGTGGGGTTCAGCCTCATCGGATGGTGGGGCAGGATGGCATACGATGCAGACAAGGAGGTGCAATGATGCTAGAGCATGAGAAGATTGATATCACACCTGATAACAAGGGCCTGATCCGTTGGATTCGCCACGTTGCGGAAAGCGACAGACCTACCGCCATGAATCTATTGGTTAATGGTTGGCCCATGTCCCCGGCCCAAGCGAGGGAGATCTTGGACCATAACTCAAAGGAGGTGACTGGTTAATGGCAAGTCAACATGAATTTAAGGATGATGTGGACAGGTTCATGGATCACATCAAGAAGGCAATCAACCTGAGGGTGGAAGTTGATATTCCACCATTTCCGCTCAGGAAGGAGTCTGAGCAGATGATCAGAGACGCAGAGTACATGGTGTACGAGATGATTGACAACGCCATGGAAGAAGGTGCCCTTTACGCCCAGAGGGACTGAGTTATTGCCGGGTGCTATCACCCTCGTACATGATGTGTTACATTCTTATATCACCTGACCACATGGGGCTGATGCGCTCCTAGAAACGGGAGGGACACACCAGTGAAACTACTAACAAGTAGTGCAAAGACTGTTAAGGGGGAGAAACTAGGGTACTTCACCATGGTTCAGTACCTCATGGCAGGAACCAAGTCCGGGTACAACATGTGCCCAATGGCGACTGAAGCATGTTTGGATCTGTGCTTGGGCCACAACTCAGGACGCATGGTGATGAACACCGTCCAACAGGCCCAGTACAATCGCACGATCAACTTCATGGAAAACCGTGAAGCTCATATGGATCAGATGGTAGATGAGATCGAAAAGGGTATACGACATGCCAAGAGAAGGGATCTCATCCCGGTAATCAGACCTAACGGCACCTCAGATCAGAGGTGGGAGAATATCCCGGTACAGGGATATCCTAACCTGATGGCACTATTTGCCGACTACCAGTTTTACGACTACACCAAGCTGGAAAACAGGCGCAACATTCCAGACAACTATGATCTGACGTTCAGTCGTTCGGAAACCAATTGGCCGGTATGCGAGGAGATGCTCACCAACGGCACCAGGGTAGCAGTATGTGGTACTGCCGATCCCTTCTCAGGTGCGCCACCATCATGGGGCTATCCGATAGTAGATGGTGACGAGCATGACCTGACATTCCTGCAACCTGCCCCGTCGATCATATGGCTCAAAGCCAAGGGCAAGAAAGCCAAGGAAGACACTTCAGGATTCACGGTACACACCATCCCAAGAGGCTAACAAGGAGGAGGGCACATGAGCGAAGTACTTATCCTATTTTTCTGCATACTTGCAGTGCTTGCGGGGATTCTGACATTCCTTGCGAACTACGAATCGATAATGGAAAGCGCAGTTGATGAAGAGGTTTCACGTTGGAAGAAAGAGGATGAAGTATGAGCGAAGATAAGATTGATACTCGTTATCTGTATCAGACATTGCTGTCTGCCAAGGTATTCTGCGAGGATGTTAGGAATTATCGATACCAAACCCTTCTAACCAGAGAGTTAGACAACCTTGAGCCTATGCTTGATGAGGCTCTTTTACTGCTCAATGATCAGCCCAGTCATTGGGTGAAGGAGGAAGGAGGATGATGGAAAACTTCGACAACATACCTAGTGAGGATGTGAAGCTACAGGTGAAACACCTCATCAATACACTCCATGCTAATGCGGGATTGTATGATAGCGACGAGGTTGTAGCCACTCTCCGTGCATTGTATAGGGAGATACAAGCGGGTGCTCAATCCCATCACAGTAATCCAGAGGAGGAAGCGTGAAAGGTTTAAAGGAGGAGGTACTATGAACAACGCACATCTCACACTAGAACGCCAGACACCAATGTACGATGGAGCTTACGCAGATGAGTGCGTCGAAGTGGAGGTCTTGGTGGGAGGAAGAAAAATCCCGATGGCCGGATACACAGAGGATGAATTAGATGTTGGTGAGCTTTTTGAATTCGTTCTGAGGGACACCACAATAATCTTGACCTCAGACAGTGAGGGTTTCCGCAAAGTTCTAAGGCTACACGCCGACCGGGAAACCGGAGAGTTCCTTGCGCCGGAAACAATCTATGATGAGTCACCTGATAGTGTCGGTGCGTACCTCGACGGTTGCCGTGATGATGGTGCTGATGAAGGCGGTCACCTGTGTGATGTAAGAAACCCGGATTGGAGGGAGGAGAGATGATAGTTGCTTGGAGACACCCCCATGGTATCACGATAAATCCTAGAGAGTACCTCTTGGATAACAATGATGTTGTTGAAGACAGGGAGGTTCTAAAGTTCAAGGATGAGGAGGAGGCACGAAAGTATCTGTCTGACCACGGAGTCTCAGACGCAGAGGCTTGCGGTATTCACTTAGAAAACGAGGAAGAAGGTAGTTAACCGTAACAACAAGGGGGAAGCATGAGGGTAAGCACTGAAATTGAGTCAAAGTGGAAGAAAGCAGTAGCCGACAAACTCGTTGGCAAGACCATCAAGTCCGTCGAATTCATGTCCACATCCAAAGCGGATGAATGGATGTGGTCCAAGCGACCACTCACGATTCGCCTCTCCGATGGGCACCAACTCATCATATCAATGGATGACGAAGGCAACGATGGCGGGAGCATCTTCACCACCTACGAAGACTTGCCCACCATACCTACATTGTGATCCACTGAGGTAGTACACGGAGGATAATCCGTCCCCGTGATCTGTAATCTCTTACAAGGAGAGAAAAATGAGCAGAAACAACGCTGACAACCTGTCTGACAAGGAGCTTCAGCAAGAAGCTTTCGACAGGCTCAAGAAATTGGGCGTGGCCACAGCGGTAGTCCACTATGCGGGAGGCCATGACGATGGTGGATCGGATGGCATTAGTACCGTGATGGCCGATGGAACATCTGGAGAAATCAAGGAACATTACCTTGAGTGGAAGCATGTTCCAGGCAAGGGGATGGTTCAGCCCAATGGCTATCCCGAAGAGGTGAAAGAGGAAGCTGAACTAGCTGATCTCTTGGTTGCTCCAATCTATCGTAAATGGGGCAGCTTCGCAGGTGATTTCTATGTGAGTGGTGAGGTTATCTGGGATGTCACAAAGCACAAGGTAATTTTTAGCGAGGACTACTCAACGTCCTACGATACACATGAAGAGGTGGAATGGTAATGTCTCATCCATATCATCACGCTGTGAGTAGCGTAAAGAAATGGGGCGGTAGCACGGACGACTACATCGCGATCCATTCGTGGTTCGATGAGTCCAAGTCACATTTCGGTGACTTCAGGCATCGTGCATTGCGTCATCACACTCAAGGAATCTTTGAATGTGAACACACGTTTGGTGTCTCCATCACCCTAGAGAATGGCCGTGTCATCCCAGTCCGTTGGATCGGTGAGCAACATGTCATAGAGGACATGGGCCGACTAGTCAGTCTAGCTGACTGGTTGGACGCCATCAAGCCGGAAGAATGGATGGACCGCTACACTCGCAAGTTAGCCACAGAACTAGATGGATAGGTAACCAAATACCTCTAAAAAGGGGGGAAAATGTACGAACAATTACTCGCGTATCATGACACCATACGGGAATTTGCTATGAACGAGCCGATAAACGCACTGTTCGCAGCTTGTGTTTTGATTCTAGAAGTAATCGGGGAATGGACCGGGATGGGATACCAGTTAGCTAACATAGTAATCTTTATAGTCCTACAGCCCGCATTAATTCTACTGTTCTTATACCTATGGCTAAGAGAAAAGAGGAGGCGATAAGCCTATGAGAATTTGCCGGGCATACGGCCCGGCATGACAGCCCACCTACCTTAAAGGAGGTAACTAATGGGCATATTAGGAGCGGGTAGTAACAGAGTGTCAGAGCAGGAAATATTTCTGACAACTACCCCAGAAGCCACTGAAACCCACTACCCTATTCCACACGGGACGTTGGTAGAAACCGTGCGGGATGTGGTGATAGGGTCACAGTGGAACATCACGGACACGGACTACACCTTGTTCCATGAGAACAATGAGATGTTTGCCGTATGGCGCATCCAGAATGGTGAGTCCCATCCAGACTATGATCTGACTATTGGTCTACGCAACTCTCATAACAAGATGTTTGCGGCAGGCATGGCAGTCGGGTCATACGTTTTGGTGTGCTCCAATCTAGACTTCTCTGGAGAGATTGTGATTGGAAGAAAGCACACGAGGTACATCTTGCGTGACCTGCGTGGTTTAGTGGAAACAGCATTCTCCAAGGTGCAAGCCATGCGGATACTGCAAGACCGGAGGTTTGAGGTGTATAAAGACCGCACCTTATCCAACACTGAGGTGCATGACTTCTTGGTTCGTAGCGTGGATCAGAAAGTCATGGCCAACTCCTACATTCCAAAGGTTCTAAAGGAATACAGGACACCTCGACACGAAGAGTTCTTCGGTGAGACACACTTTGGGCGTGTTAGAACTGGATGGACTCTTCTCAACGCCTACACTGAAGTGTTTAAGGGCGTTAACGCGCTGACACTGCCCAATCGTACAATCAAGCTGCACAGTATGCTCGACGTTCTGTGTCATGGCTCTGAGATGTCGTTGGAAGATGTCAGCACACCGGAACCTGATGCTCAAGCCGAAGATTATACTTTCGTTGAGCGGACGAGCTTCAACTGATGCCAGATTGGAGTGAAGGTTCTGTTTTCATTGCACTAGGAATAGCGACTGAGAGCAGAGAACTAACGCTTAAAGGTTTCAAGTTGATCCATGAAGACGGCCATAGATTGGCACCAGACTTAATCTCCATGCTACATAAGAGATTCAAGGCAGCGAAAGTCATAGGATCAGATGAAACCAAAAGCGAAGAACGGATTTTGGACTTGATAGCCGTATGTATCAATGATTTTGAGATTAGTATCGAAGACAGCAAGATCGTTGAAGCATTCCTAGCTGACATATCCAAAGACCACCATTAACCCATAGTGAACCATGCATATAATAAAAAGTGATCTAGTGTGGGTCACTGAGATCCAATCAGAACTCAATGAATTTGCCGACCAACTCAACGGTACGAAGACAAAATGTGAGTGTTGTACTCTCATGAAATGGGATGACTTCGACCAGGGCGTACTTCAACTTGCCGTACAGAGTGCTGCCACCAAGGTGGGTAAGCTCAAATCATTGATGGAGGATCAGATGAAGACCCAATCCAAGTTGTAGTGCCCGATAGCGACAAGCGTTATCGGTAGTTTAGTTCCTTAAAAGGGGAGTAAAAATGTTCAAGAATTACGCAGTAACCGTGGAGGGGGTCACCCCGCTCATGACCAATCGTTTTGTTGGAGATGACGGGGTGGACGACGGCAACTCTCGCCCAGTTTTCAGGGGTGAGGAGGGAACTCCAAGGGAGCAGGCTTGGAATACTTTGTATTTCGATGGTGATGGTGAGACGCTCATCATCCCCGGCCCCAACGTATTCGCCTCTCTTATGGAGGCGGGTAAGTGGTTCAAGATCGGAAGAAGCAAGGTTACAACTCAAAAGACCTCGCTACTTCCAGCTTGTCTGCACTTGGAAGAGCTTGTGTTGCCGATTGAGCACAAGGATGCATGGGAAGTTGATAGCCGTCCGGTGAGGATTCCGGCCACGGGTGGGCGCATCATACGACACCGCGCTCTCTTCAATGACTGGAAACTCAACTTCACACTCAGCCTTGATACGGAGCTATTGGCTCCGAAGATGCTTCGTGAGATCGTGGATGCGGCAGGTAAGCGTATCGGGTTAGGCGATTTCCGTCCGCAAACCAAGGGACCGTTCGGTAAGTACGTTGTCACCGATTGGAAGCAGCTTAAGTAAGATGAGAACTCGTGAAGCTAGGCGTATGAAGAAGCGTGCCCTGAAACGGGCACAAGTTTTGGGTCATCGACCCGCATTGATATCCGATGAGGGAGCATTACACCTGTACGGATGCCTAGAACAAGACTGCTTTCATGTACTTGAGTGTTGGGACAACCCAACCCAAGCTTGCGGCCAGATGATACACGATCCATGTGTTCTCGCATTGAAGCGCAGTTGGTGGAAGAGAATTAGGTACACTGCCTACAAACTCCTAACAAATTAAAGGAGAATTGATCATGGATAAAGATTGGGAATGGCCATGGAAGGACAAGAAATGTACAGCACAGCAGCAGCTTATAGGGTTGGGCCGTATGCACGACCGACTGATGCGTAAGCATGTCTGGGTGTACAAGGGTCCAGAAAAATATAAGCCAACACTGCGTATCAACAAGGAGATGACAAGTTAATGGCTGATCTAAAATTTGATTACATTGACGGCAAGCCGCAGGTTCAGCTAGAAGATAGACAGAAGGTCATGGAGTACACGCATCTCGTAGGATACGTCGAGTGTGACTACCAGACTTTGCTGAACGTCTTTGGCGAACCTAATCCAGAGCATTGTGACGGCTACAAGACTGATGCGGAGTGGAGGGTTGCTGAGAATTCTTTAAGCTATCCTATCAGCATCTACAACTGGAAGAATGGCAAGAATTACTGTGGGCCGGATGGCCTAGCAGTTGAGGATATCACGAGGTGGAATATAGGGGGCAAGAATAGCTCCGATGCCAGCCTCATAAAGCAGGTGTTGGTAGCGAAAGAGGGATAGCATGAAAACCCCCTGGCCTAATCAAGTTGGAGTCGATTAGGTCAGGGGGAAAGGATTTGGGAAAGGGGATAACCCAAGCCTCTTTTTTTCTCATTATCCACCATGACGAGAACACAAAGAGGAGAATGTGTTACATCGTCATTGCGAACTTAATCACCTATGACATTCATAGCAACATCGTGGCTTGGCCGGGTGTGGTCTGGCAGGGCTGGGCGGGGTGCGGCAAGGCGAGGCATAGTAGCAGGGCAAGGCAGGGCGGGGTGTAGCATGGCGGGGCGATGTTTGGCCCGCCAAGGCATAGTAGCGCGGTGAGGCGCAGCCCGGCGCGGCATGGTTTGGCTAGGCTGGGTCTGGCATGGCTAGGCATAGTAGTCCGGCGTGGCGCAGCGCGGCGGGGCTAGGCGTAGCATGGTCGGGCGAGGTCAGGCACGGCAAGGCATAGTAGCACGGCGAAGTTCGGCTAGGTTCAGTGTGGTGGTGTTCGGTGGCGCTTGGCGAGGCATAGTAGCTTGGTGAGGCTCGGCTGGGCGAAGCACGGCAGGGCTGGGTGCGGCAGGGCGCGGCGGGGCGCGGCAAGGTAAGGCTAGGCATAGTAGCGCGATATGGTGAGGCAAAGCTAGGTAGGGTTTGGCATGGCCCGGCAAGGTGAGGCCAAGCAACGCAAGGTAAGGCATAGTAGCGGGGCTTGGCGGGGTCCGGTCAGGCGG